TGATATTTATCGCGCGATAGGTGGCCTTGAGCGTGGCGATTAACTCTTTATATTCTTTCGTGAACTGAAGCACGCGCGCGCCATAACCTGAGTTTGTCGCGCTCGCCGTGGTGTTGATGTTCTGGCTCAATCCGTCCATCGAGGTTGAGACCATCGCGAGACCTGCGCCCGCTATGAGATCACCTGCTACGTCTAGCGCTAGGAGCGAGCTCTTGAGCATGACTGCGCGCGCGATGTCTTGAGGGAGTGTGTCAATCGTCCATGAGACGTCAGTGTCTTGTGCTGCGGGCGCGCTCAAGCTCAAGGTGAACTTATCATGTCGCTTAGCGCTCACTGTGGCGCCTGGGGCTTTCACATCATAGCGATCAATGAACTTTTGCGGCGTGCTCACTTCGACTGAGCTCTGGCCTTGTGAGATTGTGGCGGTTCCCTGATAGAAAGGGAAGCCCGCGCGATAATCGAGCTCAAAATACGCGGGGATATAATACTCTGCGTTCAGGCCACCGAGGCCCAAGATCACAGGCACGCCACCCGCGATCAGATAGCTTGAAGCGCCCTCTGTCGTCGGGATAATATGGACCTGACCGGCCATAGGCTCTGTGACTTGCGCCCATTGTGGCGGCAGCTCTGCCCGTGTGGAGCTCTGACCGTAGATGATCGAGAGCGCCTCTACATCGATCAACGGTCGATAGCGCGACCGGATCGGATGCCAAGCGGGGGCCGCGTCGGGCTCTTTGTCGTGACGTTCGGAAAACGTCTGCACGTCGAACACTAAGCCGAGCTCATCGCTTACCGCGCGTTCTGCTTGTTCAATCGATGTACTAAAGATTGTGTCGGGGTAGGGGCTGCCATCATCCAGAGTTAAATCTACACCTAGAAGATAGGTGTCTTTGAGGTACTGTACATCATACCCGCGCTCTGAGATAGTCGCCATTGGGGAGCCTACCCTTCATCACCGCTAGAATCAGCGGTTTTTTTGCGTGTCGTGCGCCTGCGCTTAGGCTTTGGCGCCTCTTCGCTGATCACTTCCCATCCCATCAGGGAAGCTTTAGCCCGTTGAGCTTCGGAGAGATCCCCCTCAATGATCCCCTCTGCATCGATGGACACGAGACCATCAGCAAGAGAGAGCTCAATATTTTTTAGGCGGGGGTGTCGGATCTTAATGATGCTCATCGGGCTATCCTCTCAAGCTATCTCTTAGATGTGGAGCCCTAAGAGAGAGGTATCACTCACGCTCTGTAGACCTGAGCTCGCGTTCACACCTGCATTTTTTACCACAAACATCTTTTGCGGAAGCTTAACAGCAGGCGCACCAAACATCATGAGTAAGAACGGGAAGGTTGTAGACACCTGAGCGAGAGGGCGACGAACGAGGCTCAACATCTGATAATAACACATATAATCAGGCGCAAAGTTGAGGAAGAGGATCTCAGAAGCGCCTGGGATATTCGCGTTGTTGTCAGTGACCACGGTATCCTGAGCAGTGACCTTGACCTCATCGATCAAGAGCGCGCCGTCTGCGCTCGTTGCGTCCTTCGCTGAGCGATAGACACGGAGATACTTAACATTTGCGTGAGATGCGTGACGGATGGTGAAGGTCACTTGATCGCCCGCTGCGACCGTTACAGCAGCAGTGTCAACAGGTGCAGAGACACCGTTGTCACCGACTGCGACAACGCGGTAGATGTAGTCTCCGTTATCCGCTGCAACAAACTTAGAAGCAGCGTTCGCGTTTGCTGCGCTCTGAACCTGAACAGTTGGAGCCGCGAGAGATCCCTCGAAGACACTGCCAGACCCAAGAGCAGGCGCGATGCGATCATGACGCTCAAGGAAAGGCGCGCTGACAACCTGAACAGGACCATAAGGGCCGGTGATTGAGAGGCTCGCCGCGCCGAAGGTGATTGAACCGTTGTTCACTTGGATCTGATCATGGCGTCCGTGGTGTACGGTCTGCTTGATGAGCTCAGAGAGAACGCGAGGCGTAACCATGATATGAGTTACCATACCATAGAAAGGCGCCGAATAAAGCGCGCCGAGGATCTCAGAGAGATAGACAGCGCTTGGAGCTGCACCGCGAAGATCTGCAACGTTTCCGCCGTCGCTGATCTGCTTAATGATACCGTTGAAAGCGTTAGAGTCCTTGTTCTCATCAGCATGGAAGAGGTTGAGCTCAAGGCGCTGTAAGAGGCTCTCAGTACCGCGTCGAGTCTCCTCTGCGATAGCATCAGCGCTAGGTCCAACGATAGAGACCATTGACGCTTGATCAGTGACCTCGCGCCGCTCAGCCATGTAACGGATCTTAGTTGCGACCTTCTCATAGGTTGAGCGGTTCAAGATTCCGTTTCCACCTTCAGAGATGAAGGGGCTGTGCTGTCCACCATGAGAGAGCACACGGTTATACTCCACGATAGTATTCGTGGCTTGCACCTTCGCGAGCATCGGCCAAAGCTTGAGATCGTTCATCGAAGATGTAGCGATGCTCAAGGTCTGCGCGAGCTGCTGAGGTACGAGAGGTGAGAGATTCGCGGCGGTCTGTGATCCACCTTGGGGTACGAGAGGCGTCTGATAACCTACAGTACCCTTTTGAAGTGAGCCCATGAGGGCCGCCATATCTGCGCTTGATGGGATGCCTTGCATATCCGTTACTCCTTAAATGCCGAATCGGGCTTTGATTGATGATGGATCAGCGCCGGACTCAAGAAGCGCTGCCGCCTCCATCATCTCACCTGCGCGCTGTGGGTCGCTGACAGTCATTGAGCTGAGCGCCTTAAAGAGATCGTCGCGTGAGGTGTCTGCGCTTGAGGTCTCGCCAGGGGCCGGAATGTATGACACACTCTTAGCCATCGGCTCAGGCTCATTGTGCGACGTATTGCCGCGAAGAGATTTGACCTCGGTCTGGAGCGACTTGATCAGCTCAAGCGCGCCCTGAAGGCCCTTGCAGAGCGCTTCATTCTGTGCGCGTTGCTCGGTCAAGAGCGCGTCAAGTGCAGGTGCGAGGGCTTCAGCGACGGTCTCTTGACCATCGTTGAACGCCTTGCTCATGCGCTCATATTGCGCCTCTTCGGCTTCGCGTTGGGCCTCTGCTACTCCATCGAGAGCAGTGAGCGCCTTCTCAAAGCGCTCGTGGTCGTCCTGATCGCGAAGATATTCTGAAGCGCGCTGTGAAGCGATCTCCTCAGAGACTCCCGCGCTCTTCATCATGTTAATGAGGTCATTTGCCTGCATTATAACACTCCTGATAATTCAGCGGCGGCGCGGGCTAGCGCGCCTCGTTCGACATTGGGGTATAGGGTTGATAGTTTGCGTATTATAGAAGCTAAACGCTCATCATTCAAGGCGTTATAACTCGCATTAACTGTAGCATCGAGCTGTTGAGGGATCAGCCCTGCGATGGATTGACCGTTCACCTGTGAGGGGGTCTGATAGCCTACTGACCCTTTCTGAAGCCAAGCGCTCACGCTCTTGATGAGCTGAAGCGATGTGTCTGGGTTGATCGGGTTTGAGGTGATCGCGCAATTGATCACCTTAGCCTTTGTTACGATTTTAGGGTTCATGGGGTCGCGCTCGATCACCTGCCCCTCGACGCTAAAGCCTAGCGTCCGATGTCCCCCGGCCTTCCTCATCGCTGAAGCGGTCTCAAAGATGTCGCGCGCTTTGGGCTTGTCTAGCAAGAGCACGCCTTCAACCTCAGTGTAGCCTTTACGCTGTTTTACTGACGTTGGATAGCCTAACAGGTTCTGAGCGCCTGATTGATGCTCATAGTTAAAGCAGCCTTTCTTGAGAAAGTAGCTAAAATCTAAACCTTTTTGTAAGACTCGCTCGCCTTGTAAATCAACTTCATCGGTCGAGATCACGCCCGCGATCTTCGCGGTATTCGGTGAGTCCTTGTCAATTTCAGCTTTGATCAGATCTAGTCTCATGAGATCGCCTCCAAGCGCCCGCTGCGGCTCACTGTCTGTGAGGGGCCTACGGGGATTGTATCACATCGGCAGTTAGGGTGCATAGGATATAATGAAGGCTGCCAATCTGCCCGCTTTCGGCCTATATTGGTTCCGTTCTCGATGAGCTGCGCGACCTCAAATATATAAGGGCGCTGTGTCTCTGGGTCGATGAATGCGCGCGTACAATATCCACAAGCGCCACTCTCCGGAATCCGCGCTACTCGCGCGTCTTCTCCGTCAAGTTCTACCGCTTGTGCGATCTGCCCTTCATTGTGGGTAGCCTGTAGCTCTGTCTCTGCGATCCTCTCAAAGTTACGCGCGAGGTCGCCTGAGCGCTGTCTAATGCGCCTCGCTACCTCTCGCGCCTGATCTTTTGAGAGTGTCGCGGCTCCTACCTCTTCCCTGATGATCTTGAGCGTTCTTGCACGTCTCGCGGGG